CTGGATACAAAGATATCTTTCCGTTCCTTCTGATCATCCTTATCTTGCTGGATTCTTTCCTTCTCAATAGCTCTTTCTTCTTTTGCATTCTCATAAGACTCTACAGCCTTATCCTTTGCGCCTTTTGAGATATCCTTAACTTTGTCCATGAATCCCATGATTTTCTCCTTTCTCTTAACCTGCGTGTGCGTATTTCTCCAATTCGCTTGCATGAATCATCTTGCTGAAGTCTCCATTATCTATGTGCGCTATTTCGTGTTTATAAGCTTCGAATTGCGCTTCTTGGCTTATTCTTGAGTTGATAAACATTGTATAGTAAGCCTCATCATCGAAGTAATAGACGGTGAAAGCGTTAACGGAATGAGGCAAGTCGGTCAATATTACCTTTACCCTCTCGACCATTATTCATCGTCTCCAAATTGCTGCTTCTTCAATTTCTTCAAAATGTTGGCAACTTCAAGAATATCATTAGCACTTACATCTTCAGAAGCATCAAACAACACTTTGAGCTCAGGGTTCTTGTGCATCCTGTCTATCATTTCTGAAGCCACAGGATCAGTGTAATAGCCTTCGCTGGCTTTGTCCTCCCAACCCATGAGATATCCCGGAGAACAATCAAGTATTTTGGCCAGGTTTTCTATTTTATCAGAAGGTATATTGGTAATTACTCCGCTCTCATACCTTTGCAAAGTTGCTTTACTTATTCCTAACTTTTTACCGACTTCCTCCAAGGTCAAATCTTTCTTCAACCTCATTTCCTTTATTCTTTCACCTATCATTTTTATGCCCTGCCTTTCTTACATCTATTATACAGCTTATAACATAAAATACAACAAAAAAGTTACTTAAAAAGTAAAAAATTACTTGACAGGTAACAAAATAGGTGTTACTATAAAGTTATGCAAGACGAAACAAATGTTGAGAAAGGAGGTTTGTATGGTTGATACAAATGCCCTAAGAGGCTTAATAGTTGCAAAAGGCTATACAATGGCTGAAGTTGCTGAACGTATTGGAATGACTCCAAAGACGTTCTATAGCAAAATGAAAAAACGAATTTTCAATGGCGATGAAATGGACATGCTTATTGAGTTACTTGACATCCAAGACCCAGTGAAGATTTTTTTTGCGGATTAAGTTATTTATTAAGCAACAAAGAAAAGGAGACCAAATGCAAAAATACAGCTACGAAGAAAAAAGGCGAAGAGAAGAGGAACGTATGGAAAGGCGAATAAAAGCCCAAGAAAAAAGAGTCTATGGGCTTTTTACAAACATGGTCGTAAGTGCTATTACAGCCTTAGTTATTACACTACTACTAACGAAGTAGCCATTGTATCAATAACACAAGTAAGGTTGTGGCAACGGAAACAAGAATAGGACAAAGTATAGAACGCTTGAAGAACTCAATTCTTTCAATCCTGTGACGTTCAGCATATGAGCGAGCTTCATGACTAAGAGTCATGTAAAAAGGGATACCATCGTCTGCAATGACACAATGAGATAAATAGTCATTCTTATATAGTGCTTCGCAACACTGATAAACACATTTTTCACCATACTTAGACGTTAAACTTTCTAAGTCCTTGTAAGTGAACGGGTCACGACTTAACCCAATATTTATTATTTCACGTTCTAATTTTGTTAAATGTTCCACGATAACACCTCCTATTAAAGGAGATTATAACACAGAAAGGAGAAAGCATGGAAGACAAAGAACTACAGAGAAAAGATATTCCCATTGATCAAATTAAAGTCGTAGACCGTATCAGAAAGAACGCTCTGTCAAACATCACAGACCTAATGAACGACATATCAGAGAATGGACTGCTACAACCTATAGTCGTAACCAGCGATTACAGACTTATAGCAGGTGAACGCAGACTGGAAGCCTTAAAGGGATTAGGTCACAAAACAGCCTTATGTGTGATTAAGGATGTGGATGACATTGAGCATTTACTGAAGATGGAAATATCAGAGAACGAGCTGAGAGAACCGTTCACGATGACCGAAAGGTTGGACTTCGCAAGAAGACTAGAAAGAATTGAAAGAGCCAAAACTAAAGAGAGACAGAGCACACTCAACAATTCGCTTGTGAATAATTGTACACAAGCAGATGAGAAAGGCAGAACCAGAGAAAAGGTTGCAGAGCAGTCAGGGTTCGGAAGTTTTGGAACATACAACAGAGCCAAGTACATAGAGGAAAACAAAGACCTTGTACCTGAAGAAGACTTCAGAGACTGGGATGAAGGAAAGCTCAGTACAAACAAAGTATTCCAGCGTATCAAAGCCGAGAAAGAAGAAGCAGAACGGAAGGTAAGAGAGCTGGAGAGCCGAGAGCCAGAAGTTATTGAAAAGGTTGTTGAACATGTACCTGCAGAAGTCCTGAGAACACTGCAGGACAAGGGCAAGGAAGTAACCAGACTGAAGAACAAGAACGCTTCACTGGAGATGAGCAAAAACGCAGCTGAGGGCACAGCAAGAGTACTCCAAAAGGATTACGACAGACTCAAAGACAGAGTGGAGCAGGAAAAGAGCAAGGTCAAGGCTCTAGAGGACAAGCTGAGTGAATCAGCATCACCAGAAGCACACGCAAAGTACGAAGCTGAGATGTTTACTGCAGCAACCAACAACTACATCAGCAGATACGGTGGAAGATTGTGGGTGTTCGACAACAGAGAGCTTATACCAGATAAGACATGGAAAGAGCTTGAAAAGGCAATTGACACATTAACAGCGCTTGCACAGCAGTTGCAGGTGAACTTAAGCAACATGAAACAGTTGAAATAGGAGGAGCACAAAATGTCAAAGAATAACAAGATTGAAAAGAAGAACGGGTTCGACCTTGATGTATTAACAGAGGGAATCAGAAAAGCAGTATCAGACAGTATACAGGGAGTTAGCGACAGAGTAGGAGCAGTGGAGGAAAGAATGGAGAATTACGAAAACACAAAGTACATCTCAACAGCAGAGCTGAAGAGAATCAAGGCGATCGTACGCCGCAGAGTAAACGCTCTATTAGAAGAAGCTGGAGCACCAAAGAAAATCTGTGCGCCACAGTTCTACTCAGCTATCTACTCAGAAGCTAAAACATACAGCAGAATGGGAGCCCCAGTAGGCGACACTCTGGAGAGGGACGCTGAAGAGGTCAAAGAGTTCCTGAGAACATGGAAACCAGTTGACGGTGTAGATGCTCTAGTAAAGAGAGCAATATTAAACTGGAGATTAGATAAAGGTTGGAGCGAAGACAGAGCGATGGACTATATCAGAACCTTATCTTAAGAGAGGAGCAGAGCAATGACTGAATGGAAAATCAAGAAGATGCCAGTAGGAGATCACTACCTTTATCAGCCTTATCTGATTAAGGATCCTAAAGAACCAATGCACAGCGGAAATGTGATTGACGCATCTGCGTTAGATAACGAAAGAGATGCAGAGTTACTGAAAGAAGAGTTGAATAAGCTATGGCAGAAACTGGGGTTGATGTAATGGACAGAAAAATTCTTGAGAGAAGACTCAGAGAGTATGCAGATGGAGCTTGCGTTATGAACTCAAAGCAGTTCAGCAGGTTCTACGGAGTCGACAGAAGCACTGCAGCCAGGATGCTTGCAGATGCAGAGGTAGAGAAAGTAGCAAAGAAGTGGTTTATTCCCTCAATAGTTGAGAGGATAGCACAGGGAGTTTTGTAAGGAGGAAGACATGAAACTTGAAATGTTCGGAAAGAAGTTCAAGGTTAGGAAGTTCAGCCCACTGCACTGGCTGATGATAGGAGTGTTCGGGGTAAGCGTGCTACTTCCTGTATGGGCAACAGCAGTTTTTACAGTTGGTCTGCTGAGATAGATTCAGTGACTTATGCAGACCCTAAACTAATTAAAGCAGAACAGCCTACAACGGACTATATCGACGATATAAGCAACGAATACGGAATAGACGATAAGTTAATCAGAGCTGTAATTAAGATTGAATCTGACGGCAATTACGAGCTTATAGGTGATAACGGGCAGTCGTTCGGACTGATGCAAGTTCAGCCACAATGGCACGCAGAACGGATGGAACGCTTGGGAATAACCGACCTGTTAGACCCAGTTCAGAACGTGAGAGTTGGAACTGACCTACTGGCTGAACTGATTGACAAGTACGGTGATATTGATACCGCACTGACAGTTTATAACGCAGGACACGATACAGGCGATAGAGCTTATGCTCAGAGAGTAAGAGAGGAGATAAGAAATGATAGAAATTAAAATTGATAAAGGCGAAGTCACTATTACAACAGAAGGTAGAAGTGAGCAGGTGCTTGCGGAGATGACAATAGCAGTGGAAACACTTGATGAAAAAGTTAGAGGATATTCCGAAACAGAGGTTCAGATATGGGAAGAGATGTTAACACATATAGTTAAGAATCATGGGTTTGACATGGGCAAGTATGTAGCTGAAAGATTGGCAAAGACATTGGATAGTTTATTTAAAGCAATTACGAAAGAGGATGACTAATGGCAGAACTAAACATGAAGAACATCAGAGAGCAGTTCAAGAAGGAAGGAATCTTCTACACTGATTCTGAACTGGCTAAGAAACTGAAAGCTCTGGTGGACGAAAAGAAGACGGACTACAAAACAGTGTACGACCCAACAGCTGGGCAAGGGAATCTACTTGCACAATTTAAAGGTGACTACGACCTGTACGGTCAAGACATTCATGGGGACGAGCTGGAGAAGGCAAGAGAGATTCTAGGTGACAGATTTCACTACTACACAGGCGATACCCTTGCTGATGATGGATTCAAGGGGATGCAGTTTGATGTGATAGTTGGAAACCCACCGTTCTCTATCAAGTGGAACCCAAAGGAACTGGAAGAGGACGAAAGGTTCAAAGAGGCTCCAGCATTACCACCACCGTCAAAAGCAGATTATGCTTTTCTGCTCCACATTATACATCACTTAAAAGATGATGGAGTTGCAGCAGTTCTGAACTTTCCTGGAATCCTATACAGAGGGCAGAAGGAAGGTAAAGTCAGAAAGTGGCTGATTGAGAACAACTGGATTGACACAGTTATCAGTGTTCCTGGTGGTTATTTCGTTGATACAGCAATAGCAACTTGTATCTTAGTGCTCAGGAAGAACAAGGACACCACAGACATAAAGTTCGAATCTTGGCTCAAAGACAAAAGCGAAGTTGTTCCACTGGAGAAAGTCAAGAATGAAGACTACACCCTTGCGGTCGGCACTTATGTAGATGAGAGTGACCCAGTAGAGCCTATTGATATTGGCGAGGTCAATGCACAGGTAATGGAGTTCGGGAGAATCGGAATTTTGCAGGATTACGCAAATTGGAAAGCCATTGACATGATAGATGGTGGCAAGCACGCAAAGGAGTACATCAAGATGCTAGAAGACACATTAAGTCAGATAAGAGAAATGGAGGAAAGAAATGGTAATTTGTAATGACAAAAGAGATGTAGTGGTGTTCACAACCACAATGAGCGAAATCAACATTCACACTAACAGAAAGAAGATAGTAGTATCTTTCAATCCCGCACTGCCACCGCTGACAATTGGAAGTTATAGTACATCAGGAAACGCAGACAGGGCGTTTGGGTGGCTAGTGAAAGCTTTGGAAGATGGAAAAGACTTCTTTCAGATGCCAAACGACAATGAAGTGTCAGCAAACCTACAGGGCGGAGCACTGAGCAAGGCAGGGCACAGAAGAACTACAGGCAAGACCAAGTAAGGAGCTGATGACGAAATGAGCGAAATAGAAGCTAATAAGCACAACTTAGACATAGTGGCTGAGACAATAATGCAAGCCCTAAAAGAGAAAACTCCGGAGCCAGCCGAAGCTGACGAACCGGAGCATGTCAAAGAATCTACTAACATTGTACCACAAAAGGAGGAAGAAGAAAAGATGCAGAAAAGACTGATTGAAGTGCACCCAGAGGATGCGCTTGCAGAATACGCAGACGGAAAAGAAGTTATTGTCCTGAAGGTAGTTGACGGAAAGCTGGAGGCCTTATGCCTTACAGACTTACTGAAGGACTGCAGAACATTAGTTGAGCAGGAACTTGTAAGCGAGCCAGTAGAAGTTCCAGAGGAAGCCGAAGACCCAAAGGAAGCTGCAGCAGAGCTCATCAGAAGAGGCTACCCAACAGAAGAAACAGCAAACCTTACAGGACTTAAGAAGCAGCAGATATACCAGCTAAGACACGACATGAAGGAGAAAGGAGACAAGCAATGTACAAACTAACAATAGCGCAAGAAGGGTTCAATGAGATTAGTTTTACATTCAACAAACTGGCAGAGATCCAGGCAGTGCTCAACAGTCTGGCAAAAGAGCCTGGAACAAAGTTCATTATTGAAGTTATAGAACCTGGCCAGGAAACAGAAGAAGACGATTTTTAGGAGGTAGATATGAAGTTCAGACCTTTAAGATCAGATGAAATAGAAGTAAGAGTTGGCTCAGTCTCCCAGAAGGGAGCGAGTCTTCTACTGTACAAAGACGCAAGATGCGACATGAACATCCTTGATGAGACAGTAGGAGAACTGAACTGGCAGAGCCACTACTTAAGAGACAACGCTAATTGTATCGTGTCGATATGGGACAAGACAAAAGAAGAATGGATTGAAAAGGAAGACACAGGAACTGAAAGTTACACCGAGAAGGAAAAAGGTCTTGCATCAGACAGCTTCAAAAGAGCTTGCTTCAAGTGGGGAATCGGAAGAGAACTCTACACGGCACCGTTCATCTTTGTGGCTTGTCAGACCGTTCCAAACGGAAAGGTTTACAAATTAGCATCACCATTTCAGTTCAGTGGAGTTAGGGTAAGTCACATTGAATACAGCGAACTTGAAAGTCGCAGAGTAATCTCAGAGCTGGAGCTTGTAGACAAGAAGGGCAACAGCATTTATTCATGGAAAGCCACAAATCAGCCGAAAGCCAAGCTCACAAGCACACCTAAGCCAACAGACCTTATCGGAGAAGGCGGAGTGGACTACATAAGCAATCTGGCAAGAGAGAAGAAGGCAGACATTGAGGAGCTGTTCAAGTTCTACAAGATAAGTTCCTTCGAGGAGATGACAGTCGAGCAGTTCAATGCTTGCAGAGAGATCCTGGAGAGAAGGCCATGAGGAAGTGCTTTATTTGTGGCAGAACCGACTGGCTGGAAAGGCACCATATCTTCGGAGGAGCTAATCGAAAGCTCAGTGAAGAGGATGGACTTGTAGTTGACCTTTGCCACTTCTGTCATAACGAGCCACCGAATGGAGTCCACTACAACAGAAAGCAGATGGATTGGCTGAGGGCAGAAGGACAGAAAATGTACGAGCAGAACCACAGCAGGGAGGAGTTCATGGCGAGATACGGAAGGAACTACTTATGAAGTTAATTGAGAAGCCAAAGTTACTGTTCAGCGGTGATGAGGTAGTGTTGACGCTGACGGCTCCCATAGGAGCCGTTCAGGAACTGCAAAAAGCATGTGAGAGTGTGGATGATCTGGAGAAGAACTACACTTTGGAACTGAAACAGGAACGCAAGCGCAGAAGCCTGAACGCTAACAACTACTCATGGAAGCTGACCTCACTGCTGGCAGATGCTTTAAGGACGAGCAAGGAAGAATGCCATTTGATGTTGCTGACAAGATACGGACAGCCAGCACTTGACGGTGAAGGAAATCCTATCATCGTCTCTGTGCTGTCTAACGTGCCCTATGAGGCGCTTGTAAGGCAACTTGGATATATTGCACCTATAAGAACAGGGATAGCAAATAACAGGGAGTTCATGCATTACAGAGTGCTAAGACCGAGCCACACATACGATACAAGAGAGATGGCAATCTTCATTGATGGAATAATATCGGAATGTAAAGAGTTAGGAATTGAGACGCTGCCGCCAGATGAGATAGAGAGAATGAAGGCGGCATGGAAAGGAGAAATAAAGTGAGAGCATTATACGAAATCGACAAAGATCTGATGGAGTGTGTAGACACTGAAACAGGCGAAATAATAGACGAAGCAAAGATGGAAGCTCTACAGATGGAGCGAGACCAGAAGATTGAGAACCTTGGGCTATGGGTGAAAGACCTTCAGGCTGAGGAGAACATGATACACGAAGAAGAAAAGAAGCTTAAAGAACGCAGAGAGCATGTGAAGAACAAGAAAGAATCTGTTAAAAGCTACTTAACAAGCGTTCTGGCGGGCGAGAAGTTCAAGACGGGTAATTTATCCATCTCTTACAGAAAGAGCGATAGCGTGGCTGTTTTAGACCTTAGAGCAGTGCCTCAAGACTTGCTGAAGGTAGCAGAGCCAACACTAGACAAGGCGGAAGCAAAGAAAAGGCTAAAAGCAGGGGAAGAAATCCCGGGGTTGGAATTAGAAACTAAAAATAACATCCAAATTAGATAGGAGGACACAATGAACACAGTAAACTTAATTGGAAGATTAACAAAGAACCCACAAGCGAAGTATACGCAAGACGGAATGGCAATCTGCCATTTTACACTTGCAGTAGACAGGATGAAAAAAGGAGAGGCTGACTTCATAAGTGTTGTTGCTTTCGGAAAGACAGCAGAGAATCTGGAGCTATTCACAGCTAAGGGAAAGAGAGTCGGAATAACAGGAAGAATTCAGACAGGAAGCTACACCAACAAGGAAGGCCAGAAAGTCTACACTACAGATGTCATTGCAGACAGAGTAGACATCATTGACTGGAAGGAAAAAGGGGAGCAGGCAGAACCTGAGGCGGAACTGCCAGGATTCCAGGCAATAGACGATGTGATCCCATTCTAGCTAGGAGGTAGAGATGATATTCACAATTCCTGGTAAGCCAACAGGCAAAGCCAGAGCAAGAACATTCTACAATCCCAGACTTGGCAGAACGCAGAGTGTTACTCCTAAAGGAACGGTCAGTTATGAGAATTTAGTGAAGACCTGTTACATGCAAGCAGAAGACAGGAAAGAGTGGCTTGATAAAGAGCCACTCACTGTCTACATCACAGCTTATTTCGACATTCCGAAAAGCACCAGCAAGAAGAAAAGACAGCAGATGATTGACGGCGAGCTGATGCCGACTAAGAAGCCAGACATTGACAACATAGCAAAGATTATCTGTGATGCTCTCAATGGTGTTGCCTATAAGGATGATACACAGGTAGTGGAGTTAATCATGCGGAAGAAGTACACCGACGGACTGCCAAGAGTGATGGTTGGGATTTACGATTTTGAAGGTGGTGATGCTGATGGAGATGAATGGATGGGTTAAACTACATAGACAAATCGTTGATTGGGGTTGGTATTCCGACCCGAACACAAAGGCTGTCTTTCTGCACCTGTTACTAACAGCAAACCTAGAGGATAAGGAATACCTTGGTCACAAGATTTCTAAAGGTAGCACGGTTATCGGTTTATATTCATTATCTGAAAAGCTAGGGTTGTCAGTTCGCCAAGTAAGAACAGCACTTGACAAGTTGGAACGCACAGGAGAGATAACACGAAAAGCGACAAACAAATTCACCGTTGTAACTGTTGAAAATTGGAGCTTATACCAGTGTGACGCTAGGGACACCGACAAACGAGCGACAAACGGAAATGACGGTTTTCACGCAAATAACACAGAGTTGCGACAAACGGAAATGGGCATTTTCACAGAATCAACACAGTTAAGCGACAAACAAATGACAAGCGCATGCCATTGCAATAACTGTGCTACAGGCTTTCAGCCAGTGGTGGATGACAAACAAATGACAAACGAGCGACAAACAGATGACAAACAAATGACAAACGAGCGACAAACGAGCGACAACACCTTAAGAATAAAAGAATATAAGAATAAAGAATATAAGAATATATATGGCACTTGTCAAAATGTGAAATTGTCTGATACGGAATACGAGAAATTAAAAGAGAGATTTCCTTCAGATTATCAAGATAGAATAGACAGACTATCAGAATACATTGCCAGTAAGGGCAAGAAGTACAAGAGCCATTATGCAACGATCCTAAGTTGGGCAAGGAGGGATGAGGATGACACCAAAAGAACTTCAGGAGCTACAGGAACAGAAAAGACAACTGGAGCAAGAGATAAAACAGATAGAGGAAAAGATAGACAAAGCATTATCGACAAATACAACGAGCCTGAATATGAAAAATTCTTCAACTCTAACTAAAGAAGAACGTGACCACTATTATGAACTTCTGGACGAAAACAACATAATAGGCGGAAGGCTTAATCATTATAGGAGCATGGCGGAACGACTTATGGATCAATCAAAAGTAACCGCCAGGTTTAGAGACAGAACCTTTGATAAGTTCAAAAGGGAAAGAGCCCCGGAAGCCTACGATAAAGCGAAATTCTTAGCTGACAACATAGAAAACAATGATGGTGAAGGCTTGATACTACTTGGAAACCCTGGAACGGGCAAAACACATTTAGCCGCGTCAATCATAAATCAAGTAATTAAAGAAACTTATCTACCGGCCAGGTTTGTTGGCTTTAATGAATTTCTTGAAGAAATAAAAGCCGGGTTCGGAACTGGAGCAGACACAGTTGAACGCTTGATAGATGAACCGTTGTTAGTCATTGACGATATAGGCAAGGAAAAGAAAACAGAGTGGAGTAATGCTGTTTTATACAGAATAGTAAATGCAAGATATGAAGATAAAGCACCAACAATCTTTACAACAAACTTTACTCTTTCAGAGTTGGAAGCCCACGTTGATGAAGCCATTTTCTCAAGAATGATGGAAATGTGCGAGACGGTCAAAGTAGTTGGTGATGATTACAGAATGAGGAGGTTTAGATGAACAAACCATATTCAGATAGCACCTTAATGAGCATGACAAAACGTCAACTTATAGAGCAGATAAGAATATTAGAGAATAACATTGAAGCAGTTGAGGAACGGACAGATAGACAATACAAACTTTTAACTGAACGATATTTCAAAGATGAATACAAGAAACTTAAGATAACGTCACTAATAGAATATCTAAATGCTGAAATTAATCAGCGTGAAGATGAAAGAGAAAAAATAAATATTGAAAATAGCGAAGAAAACAAACAGCGTTATTTCATTCTTTTAGGTGAAAGTCTTGGACTTGGGATAGCACTAGAAAAAATAAGAGAAATTGAAAAGGGGGAACGGTAATGAAAGCAATAATTTGTGATAGATGTGGCAAGACTCAGGAAATAGAATGTGAATACTACTTTGACATCATTTTAAAAGAAATGAGTATAGATGGTAATGTGGACAATACATATTATGAAATTTGCAATGAATGTAAGCAGAAGTTCGCAGAATGGATGGGGGAGGGAAAGAAGTAATGGAAACAGCAGGCGTTAAAGAGTTAGTAAGGCAGGAATTAAGAAGAATAAGAGTTCCTGAAAAGAAGTTCCATTCACCCCATGAAGCATGGGCGGTTCTATTTGAGGAAATCGAGGAAGCCTATGCAGAAATGGCAAGAGTTGCTAATTGTAATGACCACATAAGGAAATGTGTGTTTTCAGATTCTAAAGCTTCAGACTTTACGGTTCCACTGAAAATGTTAAAAGAAAGCGCAATCAACCTATCAGCTGAAGCGGTGCAGGTTGCAGCAGTCGCTGAAAAGTTCACGGAGTTCTTGGAGGATAGAAAGCCAAAGACTTGGTCAGAGTTCTTTGAGGAGTGGGAAGGTGAGAGGGTTGCAATGCACTGTAAGACAGAAGCAGAAGCGAGAGAGTTTTGTGACATCATGAAGAACCAAGGGATGGTTTGGAGAAATGAAAGTTCTTATGATGTTACAAAATATGACTGCTACGGAGAAAACACTTGTTATTACTTCAACAAGGGGATGTTCGGACATCGTGAATACGGTAAAGAGAATGGAGACACAATTCTAGAGTTCAGCGACTACAAGGAACTTAAAGATGATTAGAACAAAGAAACCTAAGAAACAACAGAAGCCTGTCAAAGACCCTGTGATGATGATAACCAACGCCAACTACTTGAACATGGCAATATTCTTCTTAACCTTGAATAAAGAGTTCGGGTTCGGAAGGAAAAGACTTGCAGAAGTTCTGGAAAGTTACCTGGCCTTAATGGATAACATCAGTAGGAAGGGCATGACAGTAGGTGAGATGCTAGTCTGGTGCAAAGAGGAGACAGGGATAGATGTGATACCGTTCCTTGATGATGTAATGATGAACAACTATGACGGATGGAAAGCTAAGGTCAAGAAGTACGAGGAGGCGAGAGGATGAAAGTATTAATAGCGTGTGAAGAATCGCAAACAATATGTAAAGCCTTCAGGGAGTTAGGGCACGAAGCGTATAGTAATGACATTGTGAAGTGCTCAGGAGGTTATCCTAAATGGCACATTCTAGAGGATAGCAGAGCCGTCATAAATGGAGGGGTAGTGAAGTTACAAACTGGTGATTGGCTTGAAATTGACAAGTGGGATTTAATTATTGCACACCCACCGTGTACTTACTTGACAAATGCAGCAACTCACAGCCACAGCCTTAAATGTAACCCAGTTAATAGAATTAATGCTAGGACGTTAAACAGGATTGAAGCAATGAGATTTTTCATGGATATAGTCAATGCAGATTGTGAGCATATAGCAATTGAAAATCCTATTGGCGTAATGAACACAGCGTATAGAAAGCCCGATCAGATTATTCACCCCTACTATTTTGCAGAGGGTGTTGACGATAAAGAGAACTACTGGACGAAAGCCACTTGCTTATGGCTGAAGAATTTAAAACCGTTAGAGTATGAAGAACCTAAACCGTATCAAAACAAATTAGGGATAAAACCAGGAGGGAAAACTCTCACCTGGGCGGAAAAGAACCACGGCTCAACAGAAAGAAGTAAAACATTCCCCGGAATAGCCAAAGCAATAGCGGAGCAGTGGGGAGGAAAGGAGGAGATGAAGAAATGAGAACACTTAAAGGGTATGCCGAAGATGCTTTAAAACACAGCAAAGAATATTGCAAGTTCAATAACTTAGATGAGATAGAGCGGGCTTATGAACAGGGCAAGCAGGACGCTTACAGCGCAATAATCGAATACAGCACTTACAAGAATTTAAGACGAAAGGGGATTCTGAATGAGTGATATAGGCTATGAAAATCTTGCCATAGCAATAGTTAAGCAGTGGTCACAAGATTACAGGAAAGCAATTAACAAGATAATGAACAACAAGTGCGGAGATAATTCCTCTGCACTTGCAACATTGAGTTCCTTAAAAAGAGAAAGCGAGAGCCAATGGTTTGCAATCTTAGGGCTCTCAGAACCGGCGCATGCAAGAAAGCTGTTGAGGAACTATGTCTATGAAGACAGGAAGAAGAAAATTAAGAAAGCTGTAAGCAGGCAGAAAGGAAGTTACTAATGACCAAACAAGAACTCTATTCAATCTACGGACTTAGCCAGAGAATCGGTCAGAAGCAAAGGCAACTTGAAGAACTTAAAGCTAAGGCAAGCAGCATAGAGTTAAGCTATGCGGAAAGAGTTCAGACAAGTCAAGTGAACAACAGCATGGCTATTGTCGATAACATGATTGAGCTTGAACAGTTAATAGATAAGGATCTGGAAGAGATGTATAAGAAGAGACGTGAAGCCTATTCACTTATCAGAACATTAAGCGGAACTGAAAGAGATGTGATGGAGCTCAGGTACATCCAAGGCTACAAGTGGGAGGAGATAGCAGTTAAGCTGGACATCAGTTACAGGCACACTACCAGACTACATGGGCAAGCTTTAGAAAAATTATTTTGCAAAAAATAAAAATGTCCCTAAATGTCCTATTGCTTGTGCGATATAGTGTAAAGGGGAAGAGTTAAAGAAATTAAGCGATGATATGTTTCTATACCTCCTTTCTAAATAATTATATTCGTGGAAAAGACCAGGGGCTTAGGATCACTCCTAGGTCTTTTTCATTGCAGGGGTACTTCTATAAGGGTACTGCTGCATAGGGAGGTAAGGTAGGCTGGCAAGGTTGCTGGCAGTAATTGAAGTGTGTTGTGGCTTTCCTTAACTTAGATTAAACATATTAGCAGAATAGACAAAGAAGGATTGATGATAGATGCTGGTTAAGAACTGTAAGCGTTGCGGTTGCATAGTACAATACCCGAACACTTACTGTGACAAGTGCAAGACGATAGTAGAGGCAGGTAGGGCAGAGGAGATAAGGGAGCAGAACAAAAGGTCGTACAGAAAAAGAGACAAGCAATACGAGAAGTTCTACCACAGCAAGGAATGGAAGCGACTGAGTAACGACTATATCATGAAGCAGATCACTTGTGAAGTTTGTGGTGAACTTGCGACACAAGTACATCATCGAGAACCTATTCAAACGGCTTCAGGTTGGACGAAGCGACTTGAATGGAGCAATTTACAGGCTTTATGTCTTAAATGTCACAATAAAGCGCACAATAGGTTCTAGAGGTATTTTGAAAAGGGTAGGGGTGGTCGAAAAACTGTAGAAATTAAGCTCCTACAACGCAGGTGGACTGCTGCGTGCAACAAAGTCGGGAAATAAGGGTTTTTAGGAAATGGAAGGGAGGATGTTCTGAAGATGGCAGGAAGACCAAGAAAACCAATTGAACTTCATAAGCTGGACGGTAAAAGCCGGCTCACAAAAGCTGAAATTGAATACAGAGAAAAGACAGAGCTGAACGTGGATCTGAAAGACATCACAGTTCCATCTTGCCTGACTAAAAAACAGTCTCAGGAGTTTATGGAACTGGCAGGAAAGCTACTTCATGTCGGGATAATGACGGAACTGGATGAGGAGACACTGGCAAGGTACATTCTTGAAAAGGATGATTACCATTACTTGCGGAAAAAGTATAATCGTGCTAAACGAGAAGATGACCTTGACGAGATGGTCACAGTCTCCAACATGCTGGATAAGACTTTCAAGAGATGCAGAGCCTGTGCTAATGACCTGGGACTGACTATTTCTTCAAGATGCAGACTTGTACTGCCGAAGGTGGAAGAACCGCCAGCAAATAAATTCGTGGAGAAGTTCGGTGACTGATAGAGTTACAGCACACGCCTATGAAGTAGCTGAAGGAAAGAAACCTGCCGGACATCTTCACAGACTTGCCTGTGAAAGACACATTGAAAATCTTGAAAGAAGTGGATTTGAATACCATTGGGAACCAGAAGCGGCCAAAAGAGTTATTGACTTTGCAGAGACACTGACAATTGTTGAAGGCAATAAGCCTAAACAACTTGTCCTTCTTGATGAACAAGCCTTTGATATAGGTGCAAGATTCGGATGGAAAAATGAAAGAGGATTCCGCCGCTTCAGGCGTTCTTATAAAAGTGTGGCCAGACAGAACGGCAAGACTGTTGAGAATGGTATTATGGGAACCTACATAGGCAACTTTAGTGGCTACAAGTACGGAAAGTTATTCACAGTGGCCACAAAGAAAAGACAGTCCAAAATTGCATGGGAGGAAATGGCCAAGTTCATTGCAGCAGATGCAGAACTGGGAGAACTGTTTGAAGTCAAAGACTATAAGTCACTTATTACATGCAAACTTACAAACTGCACAATAGAAGCTCTGTCGAAAGAAGCTGGACTTGATGATGGATTCAGGAGTATTTTTAGTTCCCTTGACGAAATCCATCAAATGAAAGACAACAAAATATACAAGGCAATCTACAACGGAACAAAAGCTCTGGATGAGACCCTGGTCAGTATGATCACCACACGAGGCGACAATCCAAACAGCTTTTGCAAAGAAATAGATGACTACGCAATTAAAGTCCTTAACGGTTCGGCAACCGCTGAGGATTTTTTTATAGACATTTATACACTGGACGACAAAGGCGACATCTGGGACGAGTCGAATTGGTACAAAGCAAATCCATTTTTAACTACTACTGAGCAAGGCTGGAAGACTTTGAGACAGGATGCACAAACCGCAAAAGATATGGGCGGCGCAGAACTTAAGGACTTCCTGATTAAGACCTTGAACATGTGGAGTGTTAACACAGATGAGCAGTTTGTGGGTATTGACAGATGGAAAACCTGTTCAAGTGACAGGACTCTGAAAGATTACAAAGGCGCAGAAGTCTGGGTGGGCCTTGACCTATCATCAGGAGGAGACCTGACTACAATTCATCTTGAAATTGATAGCGCAGTTCCGTTCATGCACTCTCACAGCTTCATGCCAAGAGGCAGGATGATGGAGCATATCACAGGAGACATAGCACCTTACGACATGTGGGAGCAAATGGAACTGATTACCGTTACAGGCGGTGAGAGTGATTTTAAGAACGATTACAAGTTTATTATCAAATATCTTGACGACTTAATCAAAGAATATGACCTGAAGGTAAGAGGAATAGGCGTTGACCCACACAATGCAGATGGAATTTTGGCTGATCTGGAAAAATACGGAGCACCGGTTCTGCTGGTGACACAGTCGGCCAGAAATTTAAACGATGCTACTGTAGATGTTCAGCTTTCTGTCAAAGGAAAGCAGATTACATACAATAGGCAGTCCGAACTGCTGACCTGGTCAGTAGGAAACGCAATGCTTGTTCACAACAGCTTTGGAGAAGTCAAGATTGATAAGATGGCCAACAAGAGAACAAGGAGAATTGACCCAGTGGATGCAATGATAGATGCAAGAGCTGTAAAGCTCAAAGTAAGAAACAATGAAAAAGCAGATCTGACAGAACACATGAATCAGTATCTGGAATTAATGAACTGGTAAACGAAAGGAGGTGAAAAAATGGGCCTATTTAAAAAGCTCGGAAGTATTTTTAAAAGTGATGATGAGACATTCAGTGTTTCAAATGATGCTTTTTTTAGAGCCTTTGGACTTAAAGACTATGATGTTGAGGACTTATCAGAAGCCACTTACTTTACCTGCATGAAGATTCTTTCAGAAGCAGTCGGTAAAATTCCAATTACGTTGCAGAGATATACCGCAAAAGGCGGGGTTGTAACTCTGGATAGAGAGCCACTCTACAACATCATTAAGACAAGGCCGAACCCATACATGACTGCAAGTGTGTTCTGGTCAACTGTTGAACTGAACAGGAACCACTATGGCAATGCTTATGTTCTGATTGATGGTGCAGGGAAGAATCTAAAGCTTTGGATACTTCCAAGTGACAAGGTGAAAGTTGTTGTTGATGATAAGAGACTCCTGTCGAATGCAAAAGACATCTACTACATGTATACGGAAAAAGGAAAACAGTATGTTTTCAGCTCAGATGAGATCATACACCTTAAGACTTTCAACACATTCAATGGAATTGTTGGAAAGTCTGTCAGAGAACAGCTCCATGAGACAGTTGTAGGTGGTGGAAAGTCTCAAAAGCTTATTAACGACATGTACGACAATGGCTTTACGGCAAAGGCAGCGCTGCAGTACACAGGAGATCTAGATGAGGAAAAGGAAAAACGATTCATTAAAGGAATTGAGAACTATGCAACAGGAAGACTGAAGAGTGACGGAATTTCAAATATAATTCCACTTCCTTATGGAGCCACATTAACTCCACTGAATATTAAACTGGCAGACAATCAGTTTATTGAGATTAAGAAATACTCAGCACTGCAGATAGCAAGTGCTCTTGGGGTTAAGCCTTATCACATCGGTGATTATGCTTCTTCTTCGTACAGTTCAACTGAAGCGCAGCAGTTGAGTTTTTATGTTGACACTCTGCTTTATACTCTGAAGCAGTATGAAGAGGAGCTAAGTTACAAGCTATTAAGCAGAGAAGAGTTCCTAAGTGGCAAGCACTTTAAAACTGACATTACATCAATTTTAAGGCTGGACTTTGAAACTCAAATAAATACATTCTCGAAAGCAGTTAACAACTTTATTTACACACCAAATGAAGCAAGAATCAAGCTCAACCTTGATACTGTGGAAGGTGGAGATGAACTGCTTGGTAATGGTGCTAGCATTCCAGTTAAGTACGCAGGAATGCAGTACTTAAAAGAACAAGGAAAGGAGGGAGAAGATGGCGGAGATAACAAAGAGCGCAAAGATTAAAAGCTATGAAGTTCAGAAAGATGACATCAACAAAATTAATCAGCTTACACTGAAAGAACTGACGGAAGATGAGGTCTTTATCTTCAAGCTTGCAATCTGTGACAACGAAGTTGACAGAGCTTACGAAAACTTCCCACTTGCATCACTGCTGAAAATGAAAGAATTATTTGTCGGAAAGACAATAATCAAAGACCATCACAGAACAGCAGACAATCAGGTGGCCAGAATCTTTGACACTGAGCTTGTAAGCTCCGAAGAAACTACTAAAAGCGGCGAACCTTACACACAGTTGGTGGCAAAGTGCTACATGCTTAACGATGAGCCACTAGTTAAGGAAATCCAGGCTGGAATCAAGAAAGAAGTTTCTGTCAGCCTTGCAATCGGTAAAGCGACCTGCTCAATCTGTGGAAGTAACAATGTGGACACTTACTGCCCGCACTGGCCGGGTCAGGAATACGATGGCAAGACATGCACCTTTGCACTGGAAGAACCGGCGGATGCCTATGAAGTAAGCTTTGTTGCTGTCCCTTGTCAGCCTAATGCCGGAACTACTAAAGCCTATGGCAGTGAGCCTGCAGAGAATGAAAAAGAATTAAATAACGATGCTGAAAGCCTCAAGTTAACACTGAAAAACTTAGAGGCTTTTTTAATGCTGGAAGGTGGACTGAAAGATGAGTAAGTTCATTGTAGTGACCGGTGCCCCCTGTTCCGGTAAGACCACTTTCGTTTCAGAGTCAATAACTGAAAAGGACATTGTCTTTGATTGGGACAGTATGAAAGAAGCACTTACCTACGGCTCAATAGACAGATCCAGCAGAGTGATTGACAGCTATTTATCTGAAGTTCGGAAAGCATTTCTTAAAGTGGCTGCAGAAAACACTGACAGAGAAAAGATTTACTTTATTTGTGTCAGATTTGATTCTGATAAAGCTGCCTACTTAAAAGAACTTGGGATTGACTATGAAGTTCATGAAATGGAAACGACCAAAGATGAATGCCTGGAACGACTTGAGAATGACGACACAAGACAAAACAAGGAAGATTTAAAAGCGGCCATCATTGAATGGTTCGAAGAAAAAGAAAACGATTCTAAAAGCTTGGAGGAGAAGATGAAGAACCTCGAGGCTTTTTTAATTACAGAAAAGGAGAAAAACGATTATGAATAAGAAAATGAGAGAACTGCTTAATTCCATCGAAGCTAAGAGAAAAGAAGCAAGAAAGCTTCTGGATGAGAAGAAGCTAGAAGAAGCAAGAGAAGTTGCAAAAGAAATTGATGCTCTGCTGGAAGAGTACGACATCGAGAAGACACTGTTTGAGACAGAAAAGAAAGACGTTATTGAAAACGTTGAAACAACTAAGGAAGTTGAAGAGACTAAGAAGACTGTAGATGGCTTTATTGCTATGGCTAAATACCTGAAGAAACAGCCACTGGAAGAAAGTGAAAAGGCTCTTCTGGGAATCGGAGGAACTAACGGCGAAAGCAACCTGATTCCTGAAGACATAAGACTTGAGATTATCGAACTGAGAAAGTCTTACATCTCAGCTAAGGATCTGCTGAATGTTATCACAACTACTACTCTGTCAGGTTCATTCAACTATGAGACAGGCGAAAACACTGGACTGTCAGATATCACAGATGGCCAGGCTATTGGAACTGGTGATGTTAAGTTCAGAGCTGCTAAGTTCACAATCAAGTTCAAGGGCAAGATCATTCCTATTTCCAATATCTTAATTGGAGCTGAAAAGGCAAGCCTGCTGCAGTACATCAACACATGGTTTGTAAGAAATGCAATTCTGACAGAGAACAAGGACATCTTCGCAACACTGAAGAAGTCATCAGCTGTTAAATGCGCAGGCTGGAAGGCTTTGAAGAAGGAAATCAACACTTTAGACCCAGCTTGCAAAGTTGATGGCGTTGTAGTTACTTCAGTTTCCGGATTTGCTGTTCTGGATGAAGAGGAAGACGAGAACGGCAGACCAATGCTGCAGGAAAATCCAAAAGACCCAACTCAGAAGACTTTCCAGGGACTGCCAGTTGCTCCATTCCCAGATGCTGAACTTCCTGCTATCAGCTCAGACCACTTCCCTATGTTCGTGGGATCTCTAAAGGCCGGAGCAACTTTCGTTGAGTACAAAAACCTTGAATTCGCATCTTCAAGCGACTACCTCTTCAACATGAATCAGACAGCTCTGAGAGTGATTGAAGGCTATGACGTAGTTAAGGGAGACGAAGACGCATATAAGTACATTGACTTCTCCGCATCAGCTTCTTCAGTTGGCTAGTGATTAGTCTTAAAGAAGTTAAAGACTATCTAAAAATCGAATATGACGATGACGACTTGCTGCTTCAGGGACTGCTTGAGGCGGCAAGTCAGTATCTTAAGAACGCCACTGGCAAGGAAAGTTTTGATGGTGCGGAAAACATTGCCAATACTTTCATGCTGCTACTCATAAGTGAATGGTACGAGAACAGAGAATACACAGGCAAGGTCAATAACAGAATCAAGCCTATTATCACAAGCATGATTATGCAGCTAAAGTATTAGGAAGGTGGCGTTCATGAATATTGGAGAATTAGATAAGCGAATAGAAATCATCAGACTGGCCACATCAACAGATGAGGACGGATTCTCCACTACTGAGCCTGTGGTCCTGAAGAAAGTCTGGGCGAAAGTCCAGAACCTGTACGGCAGAGAATATTATCAGGCCGCATCAGTTCAGCAGGAGAATACCGTTAAGTTCACAATCAGATACCTTACAGAGCTTGACCAGACCATGCAGATTAGATTCAACAATAAGATTTATGACATTAAAAGTATTGACAATATCAAGTATCAGAACAAATTCATTGAGATTAAAGCGATTGAAGGTGTTCTAAATGAAGGTTGAGCTAAAAGGTATGGAAGAGATGCTCAAAGCGGTTAGAGAGCTGGAAGACAGAGGTGAAGCTCTGGAGAAGAAAGCACTATTTGAAGCAGGGGACATTATCAAAGAAGCTGTAAGCTCTGAAGCGCCTGTGACAAATAGAATGATTCCAGAACGTGGACTTCTGAAGAAGAGCATCACTAGGTCAGGACTTAAACATGAAGGTGGAGTCAGCTATGTTGAAATCAAGCCAAGCGGAAAAGCCTACTACGGAAAGTTTGTTGAGTTCGGCACTAGTAAAATGGCCGCAAATCCATTCATGAGCAGAGGTTATGATAAGTCTGTTAACAAGGCCATGGAAAGAGCTATTCAGGTATTTAAGAAGGGACTTGGACTATGAAAAAAATAAAAGACATTCTAAATGATGTAGGTGTGCCAGTCTCTTTATTGACCTACGAAGGCAAGGAAGACACCTACATTACTTTTTTCTGCATCAATGACTACACTGTTGAAAGTGCAGATGATGTTGAGAAACTGAAAGCCTGTGACTATCAGATTGATATCTGGAGCAAGGGCAATTTTAATAAACTGGCCAAAGAAGTTGAAAAGCGGATGCTTGAAAATGGATTCCGGAAAATCAACTACTTTGAGCTTTACGAAAAAGACACAAAGATATATCACAAAGTGATGAGATTTTATTACATGGAGGAAAATTAAATGGCACAGATAGGTTTAAAAGAAATACATTATGCAGTCTTAACAAAAGACGATGCAGACACATTAACTTATGAAACAGTGCATAAGCTTGCAGGCGCAATATCTGCAACAATCAATCCTAGTGTTAACAGCCAGGAACAGTATGCTGACGACCAGTTGTGGGACAGCATCTCTGCAATGGGTGGAGTTGATGTTGAGATTGAAACAGCAGGTCTTGAGCTGAAAGACAAGGCAACACTGCTTGGAATGAAGATTGAAGAAGGAATCTTAGTTGAGAATAAAGACGACATGCCACCTTACATAGCTTTAGGTTTCAAGTCTCTTAAGTCAGATGGAACCTACAGATATGTTTGGCTGCTCAAGGGTTCTGCTCAGCCACTTGCAGAGGAATATGGAACTAAAAAGGACAATGTAGACTTCAGAAATCCTAAGATTAAGTTTAGATTCATGCCAAGACAGCACGATGGGGACTGGAAGTATACAGCTGATGAAGGACTTAATGAGTTCGCAGGAGATCAGACATGGTTCACTAAAGTTGTTTCAACTAAGGAGGTCTAAATGGACATCACACTGAGAATCAAAGGTAAAGACAAGACTTTTGTGGCTGACTTTATCAATGCCAGATGCTTCAGGAACCTTCTGAAGCTAAACCAGGAGATTGACTATGACAATCTTACTGACGCTGACCTTGATAAAATGGTAGACCTGATGGTTCAGGTCTATGGAAAGCAGTTCACAAGAGACGAACTTTACGATGGTCTTCGCTCCAACAGCTTAATTAACGAATGGCTTAAAGTTGCAGGCGGAATCATGAACGAGTTCAGCGATTCTGTAGGCGAGGACAATAACGAAAAAAACTAAGCGAGGGGTCTAAAGTAGACCCCTTAAAATTTATTGACGATATATATAAACTGCTGCTTGAAAAAGGCTGGACACTAGGCCAGATAGATGAGATGGACATCTTCTACTATCTGCACCTTTTAATGACCAAAGAAGAAAAGCAGGTTTATATTGACGACATATTGTAAAGGCAGGTGAAAAGATGTCTAAGAGCAAAATCGGAGATGCAACTCTTGTCTTTGGCGTAGACGGTAAAGAGTTCAAAAAAGGAATGGCAGACATCAATGCTGAGCTGAAAAGAGTTCGCTCAGAGTTCAAGCTCACGACTGCCGAACTAGGAAAACATGGAACCGGACTTGATAAACTCAAGGCCTCTTCACAAAGACTTACAAAAGAAATAGAGCTTCAGAAGACTAAGATAAAGGGACTTGAAGAGGCTCACAAGAGATCAGTTGAAGCCAAAGGTGCTGATGCAAGAGAGACTAAGAAACTAGAGACTCAGCTGAACAATGCCAAAGCTAAGCTGATTGAAATGGAAAATGCTCTTAAGAGCACAAACAAAGAAATCAAGATTCAGTCCAGTGGCTGGTATCAGTTCGGAGACAAAATGGAGAACGTCTCCGGAAAGATGCAAAGTGTCGGAAACAAAATGGCAGGAGTTGGAAAGACTCTGACAACTAAAGTTTCCGTTCCTATTGCGGCTATAGGTGGTCTTGCAATAAAAGCCGGCGCAGATTTTGAAGCCGGTATGAGCCAGGTGCAGGCAATCTCAGGAGCAAGTGGAGAGGATCTCAAGAAACTTTCTGACAAGGCCAAAGAGATGGGAGCCACAACTAAGTTCAGTGCAACTGAAGCGTCAGAAGCTCTGAAGTACATGGCCATGGCCGGCTGGAAGACTGAAGACATGCTTCAGGGCCTTGAGGGAATCATGAATCTTGCAGCGGCAAGCGGTGAAGATCTTGCGACAACTTCAGACATTGTTACTGATGCTCTGACTGCATTCGGAATGAGTGCAAAAGACAGTAGTAAGTTCGCAGATCTGCTGGCATCTGCATCCAGCAATTCTAACACCAACGTTAGCATGCTTGGAGATTCTTTCAAGTACGTTGCGCCAATATTTGGCTCACTGAAATATTCAGCAGAAGATGCAGCACTTGCACTTGGTCTGATGGCTAACGCAGGTATTAAGGGTTCCAAGTCAGGTACAGCACTGAGAAGTGCGATATCAAACCTTGTAAATCCTACTGCTGAAGCCTCTGCATTATTAGGAGAGCTTGGTATTGCAGTGACAAATTCAGATGGCAGCATGAAGCCATTCAAACAGACTATGGACGACTTAAGGTCTAAGTTCAAAGGTCTGACTGAGGAACAGAAAGCACACTACGCAGAAACACTCTTCGGTAAAGAAGCAATGAGTGGAATGCTGGCCATTATTAACGCAAGTGATGCGGACTATCAGAAGCTCACAAAGGCAACAAGGGAATACACAGGCGAAGCTAAAAAAATGGCCGAGACTATGGAAAATAACCTTAAAGGCCAGTTGACTAAATTAAAGTCACAGATGGAAGCTCTGGGAATCAAAGTTGCTGAAGTTCTAACACCTTCACTTAGCAAGCTTGTTGAAAGTCTTCAGAAGGCTGCTGAATGGTTTGGAAACTTAAATCCAAAGACTCAGGAAGCCATTGTTAAGACTGTTGCATTCACTGCAGCAATCGGGCCACTACTACTTGTAGGCGGTAAAATTGTTGCTGGAGCAGGTAAAGTAGTTGGTGCAATCGGTCACTTAAGCAAAGGAATTGCTGTCCTGAAGGGCGGAGCAGTAGCAGCAGAAGGTGCAACTGGTCTTCTTGGAACTACAATGGCAGGTTTGATCCCTAAAATAGGTGGTGTCGTTGCTGCACTTGGACCTTGGGGAATTGCAATCGGGGCTGCAGCTGCAGCAGGTGGACTGTTAGTCCATCATCTGAGACAGGATGCGATTCCAGAAATAGATCTCTTCGGGGATAAGGTTTCAGACTCTACTAAGAAAGCTGTAGGGGGGTTCCTGGAACTTAATGACAAAGCAACAAAAGCTTTAAATGAAATGGCCTGGAGCGGAAAAGCCGTCACAAGCCAAATGGCTGATGAAGTGATGCAAAACATCAACGCAATGGGCGAGCAGATCAGCGCAGGAATTTCAAAGAGTAAAGAGACTGCACTTGAAGAGATGCGGAACTTCTTTGCAGGTGCTAAGGGACTTTCAGAAACGGAACAGACAGAAATATTAACAGGAATTTCTCAAGGCTATGACGATAGACTCATTGCTGTTCAGGAAGGCGAAGCAAGGATTCAGGAAATCTTAAACACTGCATCTGCAGAAAAGAGAGCATTAACTAAGGAAGAGCAGCTTGAAATAAATCAGATCCAGCAAGATATGGTTCAGACCGGAGTCACAGTCTTAAGTGATGGTGAAGTTGAAGCCAGAGCAATAATGCAGAACTTGAGAGTTCATTCAAGTGAGCTGAGCGCAGAAGCTGCAGCTGACATCGTTAAGAACTCCATTAAAGCAAGAGATGAGTCTATTAAGGCTGCTAATGAGCAGTATGACAATGTGGTTGCACAGATCATCAGACAGAGAGATGAAGCAGGAACTATCACTGCTGAACAGGCTGACAAGTTAATAGCTGAAGCAGGAAGACAGAGAGACGAGTCAATCGATGCTGCTAATGACATGCACAACAATATTGTTGCAAAAGCTAAAGAATCTGCAGGAGATCAAGTCAATGCTGTTAACTGGCAAAAAGGTGAAGTTGCCAGCAAATGGGAACAGATGAAAGCTGACACAAAGCAGAAGGCAAGCGAAATGTGGCAGCATGTTTCATCAACTTTCACTTCAATGAAAAATGATGCTGGAAAGAACTTGCGCCAGATGATGGCTGACGATAAAAGGCACCTGTCGCAAATGGGAAGCGACATTAAGTCTTTTGCAAGTAGTGCATGGAGTGCTATTAGTAGTAGCTTTAGCAATATTGCAAGCAAAGCAAGTTCAGCTTGGAGCAGTGTTGCAAGCACTATTAGGTCTTACACTAATTCCATTAGAAGCAGTATTGGAAGTGCAATAAGTAAGGTTGTTGAATGGAACAACACTTATGTCAAGGACAAAGTAATGACAATTACTAAGCACATCAAGAGCATCTTTACGAATGAGAAGAATTTCGCAGGAACTAACTACTTCAAGGGCGGACTCACCTGGGTAGGAGAGATGGGCCCTGAACTTGTAGAGCTTCCAAGAGGCTCAAAGATTTATGACACTGTAAAGTCTGAAAAAATGATGCAGCAGAAACAAAACACCACTGTTGTAGACAACAAAGAGCTTGAAAGAAAGGTCGACACAGTAATTACACTGATGACAAGGTATATGCCAGAAATGACAAAGGAACAGCAGATAGTTCTTGATAGCGGTGAGATCGTTGGAAGTACAATTAACAAAATTGACAGCATGCTGGGAAGAAGAACTCAGCTGGCAGGAAGGGGGATATAAATGCAGATACAAAAACTGAATTACAAAGATGAGCCGGTCCAGACAGTTAATCCTGAAGACTATGGACTTAAGCTGTCAGAGTATCTGATACAGCCCCCTTCGATAAGAGAAATGTTTGTTCCAGTTCCCTACAGGAACGGCTCAATAGACTTAACTGAGATTCTGGGTAATGGCAAAATCTACGGTGACAGAAATGGAACCTTTGAGTTTGCAAAAATAATCAAGTCAGATGATGATTTGAAAAAAGCTCTGGACTTTGCAACTCTGCTTAACGGCAGTAGAGCAAAAATCAACATCGATTCTGAAACTGTAACAGGCAGACTCAAAGTAACACTAGACAAAAATAAGAAACTCCTGACTGTTAAAGTGTCGGGAGTTTTTAATATTTGGGAGTAGGAGGTAATCATGTATCAGATTTTATTAAACAATGAAATTCCAGTAACAGATCTGCTGGATGCCTCCGTTACTCTTGAGAAGAATAAAGTCGGGACATGCAAGTTTCAGATAGCTGCTGATAATCCAAATTACGACTTGTTCAAAAAACTTACTTCAGAAATAAGTGTAATCGATACGACTGGAGCGCTGTTGTTTAATGGCAGAGTTCTTGACACTGACATTAATTTTTATAATTCCAAGACGATTCTCTGTGAGTCGTCTTTTTCTTATTTCAATGATTCTGTGGCACTTATTTACGATTATCAGGGCACCTTGAAAGGTTACATCAATAAGCTGCTTACATTCCACAACTCACAGGTTAGTGAAAACCGAAGAATCTATGCAGGGGAAATCACAGTCGAAGACCCTAACGCCTACCTGCACTACTCAGATAGTACAGGTCCAACTATCATGGAACTATTGCAAAGCAAAGTAATTAAAAAATACGGCGGTTATATGACCGTCAGAAAGACTGACGGAAAGAACTACCTTGACTATGTCTCTGAAGTTCCTTACAAGCTCCAGCAGGAAATAAAACTGGGCGAAAATCTTCTGGATCTGGCAAAGGAAAGCAAGGGCGAAGACATCTATACGGTGGTTTATCCTACAGGAGCAAGGAAGAGAGTAGTTAATGAAGAGGGACGTGAAGAGGATGGAGATCCAATCACAATTGAGAGTGTGAATAATGGAAGTCCATTTGTTGAAGATAATCATGCAATAGAGCAGTTCGGAAGAATAGTAAAACATGTTCACTATGATGATGTTACAGAGCCAATGAATCTGAAAAACAAAGCTATTAAAGATTTAGGAGCAGGAACTCTTAATCTGGAAGACATTGAAATAAAAGCTGTAGACACTTCCTTAATGGGAAGTCCGGACAGCTTTAAACTTCTTAGGTGGGTTAAAGTTGATAGTCCCATCCATGGAGTTGAGCAGCACTACTTGATAGAGAAGCTCCACCTTGACCTTATGAATCCTGAGAACAACACTATCTCAGTTGGAGGAGTTCGGGAGAGCCTTGGTAGTGTGATAGGCGGAATCCAGGACGGCAAGGACGGTAAGAACGGAGCTGACGGAAAAGACGGATTCCCTTACTTTGTTCAGATTAATTCAAGCGAGGGTGATATGTTCAACGAGCGAATATCAACGACTCTATCTGTGAGAATTCTCTTTGATGGAAAGGAGCTGTCAGAAGCAGACATAAACAGAGGCGGAACTGTCAACTGGCTAATTGGAGGGACTAAAGTTGCCACAGGAATTTCCTATAAGGTAGACACAAACGAATCACTGGTCAATGCAGTGGCACAGTTCGAAAGAAGTCCTAATAATATTCTTGGAGCAGGGCAAATCACTTTGATGAGCAAGGCAGAATGGCTCAAAGGAATTAAGGACCTTGAGCACAGGACTGATTCACTTATTGAACAGACTAAGTCTTATATTATGACACAAGTCACAGATGGCTACTATTCGAAAAAAGAGAGTGATGACATCTATCAACAGACAATAACCAAAATCACGCAATCTGCAAATGATATTGTAATGGAATTTAACCAGTATTATGAGCAGCAGCTAAGCGAACTGGCAGAAAACACAGAGGCTCAGTTCCTAGACATCTCAGAATACATAAGATTCAGCGGTGGAGAAATTGAACTTGGCAAGAGAGGAAACCAGTATAAGCTCAGGCTGACAAGAGAGAAGATAACCTTTTTAGATTCGGGTTCTGAGGTAGCTTATCTCAGCAAGAATAAGCTGTACGTCTATGAAACAGAAATTTTAGACAACTTTACACTAGGCTTATTTGGATTCACTCCAAGGCCTAATGGCAATCTGTCATTGAAGAAGAAAGGAATATAAAGTATGAACGGAGAACTAAACGGCAGTCGAATCGTAGGAGAGGAACAAGAATTAACCTTCGCAGCTCTTGATTATCCTGCATATTCCGTAAGAGCTTGGTATCAATACGAAGGTGAAGGAGATACATGGCATGAAGTAAAGCTTGAAAATCCAAACAGCTGCTGGAGGATTCCAATTACCCCCACCTTAGCCGAATATAAAAATTCGCCTGAGAAAACAAAGGCAAATCCAACAATCTGGACATGGGTTAATTTTTATAATAAGAGTGGCAAAAAATTAGGTCAGAATAAAGATTGGTGGAAGCTTAAGCTTCCAGAATCAGAAATGCCAGTAATTACGGATCTAATATTAAAATCCAACTCTCAGGATGAAGCAATATTTGTTGCTAACTATTCAACTATTACGGTGGACGTTAAAGGAACTGCTCAGGCACCTATTGAAAGATACCATGCAACTTTATTCGACTCTAAAGGCAATAAACTTAATTCATATGTTCAGTTAACAAGCAGTACGGAAATTCGTTTTGCTTTTCAAAAAATAGCTGTTAGCGGTAAAGCTAGAGTTGAAGTATATGTGAAAGATCAGAGAGGACTTTTATCAAGGCCTTTTTCCAAAACAATAGATGTACTGGAATACACCCCAAGTGGGTTCGAAGGCGTGACCATCAACAGATGCGATGATAGAGGAAATCTTGTAGAATCTGGAACGTATGGCATGGTTACTGTCAATTACAATGCCTTTACTCCAGGGACAACAAAAGCCAAGATAGTAGTCTCTTACAGAGAATATGGAACTTCAACTTGGAAGACAGGCACGAGTGTAGAAGTCAAAGGAAAAGGAACAAGAGTCATAAGAATCAACGGCAACTTCGACACTGTAAAGAACTATCAGATTAGAGTTCAGCTGATTGACAACTTCGATGGTGTTGAGCACATCGGCATGCTTCCTACAGAATTGACAGTGTTTGAAATCTACAAAACAGGTAAGGGAATTACATTCGGAGGAGTCGCAGAACGTGAAGGCTTGAACAGTTTCTTCCCAGTTAGAATCTACAATGAACGTAGCTTTAACCCTACTTACATTTACGGCGACTTAGAAGAAGCTCTAATGAAGTTCGGAGCAGAACTTAACCTTGCAGATGGAGTTCAAGAGAGTCTTCAGGAGTGGGTAATGTTAGTTAATCAGTGCATTATAAAACTGGCTAACAACTACGAGTCACCACTGGAACTGAGACGACCTATGATTTCATTGAAGTGGAACGATACATTCGTTCCTGAAAAAGACGGATTCTGCATGATAGCAGTTGACCCTTCAAGTTCAGACTGCAGAGCCAAGATAACGAACACTGACAGTAATGCTGTTATCTACGATTCTGGAACACGAGGCAATGCTTCAGCCTTCCGTCACTGGTTTCCAGTTACAGGCGGTTACACCTACAGACTAGAGGGACAAAGCGCCAAAACAGTATATATCAGCTATCAATACTTAAGAAAATAAAGGAGAGAAAACAATGAAAGTAACACTAAAGAACGGAACAACATTCAATTGCACAGAGGCTTACCCCCCACATTCATTCAAGGTAAAGACTGAAGACGAACCATTCTTCAACGTCCTTGTAGTGACTAATCTAGGGAGGACAGACATAATATGAACATAGACATTACAGTAATAATAACAGCGTTGATTAACTTTGTGGCCATGATAATCACAGTGACAACAAGCAACGACAAGACAAAGGCGCTTATCAATTATAAGCTGGAAGAACTTACAAAACATGTCGAAAAGCATAATCAAGTCGTTGAACGAATGTATAACATTGAAGCAGTGTCTGAACGCAGAGACGAGCAGATAAAGGTGATTAATCATAGACTTGAAGACATAGAAGAGGAGATGAAAGACTGATGACAGTAGATTTACTAAACAACATGTTAATTCCAATAGTAGTAGTTGCATGCCTTATTCTTGGCTATGTGATTAAGAAGTGGCTTCCAGCAGATAACAAGTACATTCCAACTATCTTAGCTGTTGTTGGAGCAATACTTGGCTGTATAGCAATGCACTCTATCACACTTGAGATAATAGTTGGAGGAGCATTATCAGGACTAGCTTCAACTGGTCTTTATGAGATGTTCAGACAATATGTAGAGCACAAAGAAGAAGGTGAGCAGTAATGGCTAAAGTCTATGTAAGTGCAGGGCATTCTGCTAATGATCCAGGAGCAGTAAAATATGTGGTTGAAAGAGATGAGGTGTGGACTATCTCTAACATGGTCGCAGAGGAGCTGGAAGCTCTAGGCATCACCGCTTATCGTGATAAATGGGATTATGGCTGGAGAGATACAGTCAATGACGCTAATGCTAAAGGTGTTGATTTATTTGTGGAGTATCACGAAAACGCTGGAGGTGGTGAGGGTGCTGAATGTATCATCCATAACAGCGGAAATCAGAGACTTGCAGACTGTATTCAGGAAGCGTTCAAGGAAGTAGGGCAGAAGTGGCGCAGAACCATTGTTGACCCTTCATTCTGGGTGCTGAAATATACTGACGCACCAGCCGTTATTGTTGAAGTTGCCTTTGTGGATAACAAAACAGACATTGCCAAGTTTGACACTGACAGCGAAAAAAGAACACTGGCGAAAGCTCAGGCGAAAGCCATAGCGAAGTACCTTGGAGTTAAGACCACCAAAACAGGCTGGATTAAGGATAAAGTTGGATGGTGGTACAAGAGAGCTGACGGCAGTTACCCTAAGAACGAGTGGGAAAAGATAGACGGCAAGTGGTATCATTTCGACCTGAACGGCTACATGGAAACAGGCTGGAGACAAATTAATAATCCCTGGTTCTATTTAACAGACAGTGGAGCAATGAAGACAGGCTGGCTCAAGTACAATAATCACTGGTTCTACTTTGATGAGAACGGCTATATGATTACAGGCTGGGTTAAGTATAACGGCTACTGGTTCTATTTCCAAGACAGCGGAATAATGAAAACTGGCTGGGTTGCCTACAAGGACAAATGGTACTACTGCAGTGAGCAGGACGGAAAGATGATTTCAGACGAGTTCCGAAAAGTCAAAGGGGACTGGTACAGATTTGCACCTGACGGAACTATGTTGGAAAAGACCACACTTGAAGTTGGTAAGGACGGTAAAATTACCGTTTAAGTTATACAGTGGTAAAGCTGGTTATTGAGCCAGTAGGCATGCATTTGCCACCAAAAGACTAGGGCAAGAAGGGTACGTCCCCTTGCCCGTTTTTTTATTTTGGGTATAGTCCAAAAATATTTAAAAAAACTCTCATAAAAAACCGGAAAAACGGTCTTCAATTCTCCTTATATAGATAGAGAGCTAAAACAAAGCAAATTGAAAGGAGAATATTATGTTTTACACAAAAACAAGAATCAATGAAATGGAAGTTAAAGTTAATGTTTCAACTGACAACGTATACTGTTGCTGTCCAATGTGTGGTAAGGAAATGCAGGTTGACCTCGTTAAAATATTCAGAGGCTCAAAAGATGGTACACTGGAAAACACGCAGGCAGTATGTGAAGACTGTGAAAAAGAAGTCTTAAGAACAAAAACAGATAAAGAAGAGAGTGAAAGAATAAAGAGGAAAGTCTTAAACTTAATCAAGACAGGGCTATATGAAGAATAATAAGAGAGGGGAGAAATCCCCTCCTCTTTTCCGTTTTTGGTCGGATCACCCGAAAAACAGACCTTCTGTTTTGAGTTCTAAGCGATTTAAAATAGGTTGATGGTATGATACATCCATGATATAATGGCTATTGTAAGAATTTATCTATTGAGAAATTGACTGCTCTTAGGAGTGGTCTTTTTCTTTTGGTGTTATCAAAGGTGCTATCATCTTTCAGACATGCTGCAATCGCTTGAGACACCATAGACTTCCTAAACCGTGCGTCGGGTGTTCGAATCATCTCTGGTGCACCACCATAAAACCCTTGGAATTTAAAGGTTCCAAGGGCGTTTTTTATTGCCTTTATTCAGTTTGTTTACTATGAATTTGTGACATTTTGCGACCTTTTGCGACCTTTTGAGGTGTTATCATAGGTGTTATCATTTAATATTTTCGCAGCTTCAACTATATCATTATCGGTTAAATTGGTATAGATATTAGCTGTCAGTGTAATATCAGAGTGACCCATGAGCTTTTGAGCAGTTCTCAGGTCTATTCCTTTACGAGCAAGGTCTGTGCAATAGGTGTGCCTTAAGCAGTAAGGCACGAGGTCAGGAGCAAGTGGATAGGGCGGTATAAGTTGGTTACGGTACATCTTGCAACCCATGGAGATGTTAAGCTGTCTCCTGCATGAGTTCCACAGCCTGCTCCTGTTGTCGTAGGTGATTTTATTACCACGACTGTTACAGGCGATATAATCGGTTTTAAGCGTGTCTTTTATTAGCATGTTTAATTTATCGGGGATAGGTACTATCCTGTCAGCATGGCTTGATTTAGTGCCTCTGATATGTAACATGTTATATCCTTCCACCTTGATTATATCTTTACCCATTGCTTCTGCCGCTTCTGATGGTCTGCAACCACATTCTAGCATCAGAAGATATAGGTAGTATCTCCTGTCTTTACTGCAGACCTGCCAGATATGTTCCCTCTCTACTTCTGTAATTGACCTTCTGCTTCCTCTGGTTCCTGATGGCTTAGTGATATTCCTTGCAGGATTCACAGCGATAAGGCTGTTTTCTACCGCCTTACTGAAGAGGAAGTTTAGCATCTGGTATATATCATTAATTGTGGTCTTAGAGTATCCAGCGTAGGAGTTTATCACCTTTTGGCAGTGCATAGGTTTTATATCCTTAAGGCGCATATCACCTATCTGTTTTAGAATATAGGTGTTCATTTTAGACCTGTATTTATCGAGCGTGTTTTCTTTCATGTTAGTTTTGTAAGTGTTGATGCACTCCTCTGACCATACTCTCAGAACTGTATTGCCGCCTTTTATCTTGTTACCAGTTTCTACCTCTTCAATCTTCCTTCTGACCTTCTCTGCGTACTGCTTCTCATTATCAGCATAGATTGAGTAGGCTTTGCCTTCTATGGTTATTTTGCGCCTTATGGCGTATTTTTTATATGTTCTCATTCTGTTCACCCCCATTGCAAAAACAGGGCTGTAATGATACAATTAGAGTGTCAATCATAGGGTTGTATCATTCAGCCCTTGCCCTGGCCTTACGGCTGGGGCTATTTTTTATAGTCCTAATAATTCTTTTTTCTTAGTTTCGAACTCCTCTTCAGAAATTATTCCCATGTTCAGAAGTTCTTTCATTTTCTTAACCTCTTCAACAGGATCTGCTACCTGTGGTGTCTCTGCAGTTCCGGAGGTCTCCTCTTCAGTTATTATCAGATCCAGCATAGAGATGCTCTGCTGAGCCAGAGACATTGCATTCTTATAAGCTCCGCTGGAAGTCTTTGTGGAGCTCTGGATGTAGGTTATCATGATGCAAGGAAAGTACAAGTCATTTGTGTTAATCTTCAACACCAGAGTGTCAACGACCTTCTTCTGTTTCTTCTTGCCTACTAGGCTACCTACAACGGCACCGCCCATTCCAAATGCAACTCCACCTACTGCTGCAGCACCTAAACCACCTGATGTTACTGCTGAATCGTCTTCTAACAATTCATAGCTCTTAAGCTCATCGAACTTGAAGATTCTATCACTTGGTTTCATGGCCATTTCAACTGCAAGCGAAGCTCCTGCGGTTGATAAAGCAAGTGTTGCCTTGCCAGCTTTCTTCAGGAAGCCGTCTTTTTTCTCAATCTGTTGCGTAGCGTGCTTTACTTTGAACAGCTTATGCTCGATGTCAACTGAGATGTCACCAATATCTTTACTGGATACAAAGATATCTTTCCGTTCCTTCTGATCATCCTTATCTTGCTGGATTC